GTGCCGAGGTAGACTCTCAGTGCCGACACCATGACTCTGGACTTTCACCACTCCCCGGCCGACGTCGTTCGCTGGCTGATCGTGCAGCTGGGATTGGGTACGAACCCTACCCTGGACCCGCTGCAGCCATGGCCCGTCTACGACACCGTCGAGCCCTCGACCCCGGACTCCTGCATCACCGTCAACGACACGCTGGGCATGGACAGTGGCCGCTCCTTCCCCGACGGCGCCCTCGATTCGCACTACGGCTTCCAGGTCCGCGTCCGCTCCGGGGACAAGCCGTCCGGCTACATCAAGGCATCTTCCATCCGTCGCGCTCTTGCAGAAGGAGTCTACGCCACCCGTGTAACCCCGCCCATCCCGATCGGTTCTCAGGCTAGATATCTAGTTCACTGTGTTTCTAAAGTTGGACAGGTGCTGCCGCTGGGATTCGAGAGAGGCACCCGGCGGCAGCTTTTCACGCTCAATGCCATGGTCGCCTTGGTCGTTCAGGTCTAACACCCTGACTCCCAAGCCTCCACTAGCCGGCCTCTCATGAGGACTCAACATGGCTGCTCCGACCCCAACTCCCCGTACCACCCCGACCGGCTTCAAGATGCCGGACGGGTTCAGGTCCCTCGTCACCTTCGCCAGCAACCCCAGCATCCAGCTCTGGGAGCGACAGATCAAGCCGCCCGGCATCGACGGCGGTGAGGGCATCGACACCACGACGATGCACAACGTCGCCTGGCGGACCCGGCAGCCGCGCAAGCTCAAGACGCTGGACCCTTCCACCTTCATGGCCGCCTACGACCCGGACGTCATCCCGTCCCTGTACGGTCAGATCAACCGCCAGGACACCATCACCTTCACCTTCCCCGATGGCAGCACGCTCTGCTTCTTCGGCTTCCTGCAGAAGTTCGAGCCCGGCGAGCTGCGGGAGGGCGAGTTCCCCGACGCCACCTGCACCTTCGTGCCGACGAACCAGGACCTGACGACCGGCGTCGAGCAGGCCCCGGTGTTCACACCGGCCGCCGGCACCTAACACCTAGCGGGAGGGTAACTCGTGGACACTTCCAACCTGCCGCTGTCGGGACCGGTCACTACCGCCCCCAACGGCCAGCTAGTCAACCTGTTCTGGGACGACCTCGAACCGATCCAACTCCCGGTCCGCGTCATGGGCAAGCCCTACGTCCTGGTCGAGGCTGACGAGGACGCCGCCGTCAAGTACCGCAACGCTTCGATGAAGGCGGCCCGCCTCGACGACGGCAAGATCGTCGGCTTCGACAAGGTGGGGGATGTGGAGCCGCTACTTGTCAGCCTCTGCCTCTACTACGCCGGTCACGACGGCAAGGCCCCCCTCGACGCCCTCGGTGACTTCGACCGCACCAAGCTCGTTCCTCTCAAGAAGGTGCTGATGTGGCCGGCCCGGATCGTCAAGCCCCTCTTCGACCGTGTTAAGGACATCTCCCAGCTAGAGGAGCGCCCGACCAAGGAAGTCCTACTCAAGCGCCTGGAGGACACCCTGCAGCAGCTGCGCAGCCTCGACGAGGGCTCGGCAAAAAACTGGCTAGAGTCTACGGCGTCCACCTCCGACTCGCCCACGAGTTGAGACAGCCGCTGCATCGTCTGTTGCGCTGGCCCGGTCCGCTCACGCACCGGCAGTTCACCGTCTGGGCGGAGTACCTAACTACCCGCTTCGCGGAACCTTCGCTGACGGACTTCTACCTCATGCAGGCCACTCTCCATATCGCCGCCGCCCCCGGCCGGGTCTGGGGCAAGGACCCGGGCTTCAAGATGTCGGACTTCCGCCTCGTCGCAGACGTTAGAGATATTCCTCTCAGGAGAGCCCAGGAGGGGGCACCTGGGGATGGTCTTTCAGGGCCGGAGGCAGCGCCGGGCATCCGCTACCCGCGCCGGGCCACTGCCGCCGACGTCGTCAAGGTGCAGCTAGCCGCCACCCTTTACCGTCTTGGGCTACTGGACAAGGTCGACCTGCAGGGCCGCCGGGACGAGGCCACCTCATGAATGAGACCGAACTCGGCAACCTGATCATCCGCCTGGTCGGGGACGCCACGAACTACTTGAAGATGATCTCCCAGTCCACGGCAGCCACTGCCGCGGCTACTAAGGCCATCTCCGAGCAGATGAGTACCATCGAGGGTTTCAAGAACATCCTTGAAGGCTACGCCTCTTCCCTGCTCGGCCTTCTCGGTAAGATCGGTGCCGGTTTCACCGCCATGGGTGCCTTTATCAAGTTCGAGCAGGGCGAGACGGAGATGATCCGCCTCAAGGCGGCCATCGAGGCGAGCGGTCACTCTGTCAGTGCGGCCGTGGAGAATTACAGGAACTTCGCCGCGGAGATGGCGAAGACGACGATGCTCAGCAAGGGCGCTGCCATTGCCCTCCTCAAGCAGGGGGAGGCGATGGGCCTGTCCAATGAGAAGACCAAGAGGGCTACGGAGGACGCGGCTGCCCTCGCCGCACTCAAGGGGGGAGAGCCGAGCCAGTACATGCGGGTTGCCGTTGCCGTGCAGCAGGGCAATTACATGATGGCCCGCTACACCCTTGGCCTGCGCGGGGTTCACAAGGAATCTGAGATTCACGCCGCCTACCTACGCCAGGTCGCCGCCGGGCACAGGGCCAACAACGAGATCATGAAGACGGGGACGGCCCAGCTGGAGAAGGTGAAACAGGAGATGGTGTCGATGATCAAGGAGGTCGGCGGCATGATCGCCACCGTCCTTGTCCCTATCATCGAGGTAGCCTCCGCCCTCGGCAAGATGTTCCAGGAACTCAACACGGCCACTAACGGCTGGCTGCTGCAAATAATCGCCGTGCTCGCCGTCGTCAGGCCCCTCGTCGCGGGACTCGACTTTCTAGCCAGGATGGGACCCGCGGTCCTCAACGGCATCCTGGCCGTTAACACGGCCACGACCTCCGCCACCTCGGCCTTGAACCTCGCCACGGCCGCCGCCAAGCAATTCGGCGTCGCCTGGGCTGCCCTGGCCGTGTTCGCGGGCGTCAAGCTCGTTATCAACTTGCCGGACATCATACGCGGTAAGAAAATCACCGCGCTGAGGGCAGAGACGGAAAAGGAACTGGACGAGATCGTACAGAGGTCGACGGAGAAGTCCGCCAAGGCGTCGGCCGAGTGGACCCGTCAGATACAGGAACTGCCGATACAGGAGAGGAAGACGGCCCTGGAGACGGCGGCCCAGGCGGCCGAGGAGGAGGCAGCCAAGATAGAGGGGAAGATTGCCGCGTTGACCAAGCGCATCGAGGAAGCGAAGGGCAAGGCGGTTACGGACGAGAAGGGCAGGGTGATTGGCTGGAAGGAGGGCAAGCCGCTGCAGGGTGACGAGGAGGAGAGCATCAGACGCTACACGAAGATGCTCAAGGGGTGGGAGGACGCCGCCGCCGACATGCGCCGGCAGATGGAGGACATTGGTCCTACACAGAAGGCCAGGGAGGAGTTCGACAGGCTGAGGGAGAGCACCGAGAAACAGATCGCCACCTTCGGTCTAGGTAAGACGGCCCTGCAGATGTACAAGTTCGAGTTGGAGGGTATCAGCTTCCTAGAGCGGTTCATGCTGGAGGCCCGGATGAATCTGCTTGAGTCGATGCGCGCGGAGACGGAGGAGACTAAGAAAGCGGCCGACGCCACTGCGCACCTGCACGACGAGCAGACGGGCATGGTCAACAAGCTGGCCGAGGGCGTCCAGGCTTTCGGGTTGACCGGTGCGGCCCTGGAACTAGCCAAGATGCGGATGAAGGGCTTCAGCGAGGAGGAGCTAGAGCTACAGAGGCGCACGGCAGGGGTCGCCGAGCAGCAGAGTCGCCTCAAGAAGCTATTCGAGGAGGGGATGCAGGTGGAGGAGGAGTTCAAGGACCCGGTCGCCAAGACCGGGGAGCGCATCGAGGACCTCAACCAGATGCTAAAGTACAACGCCATCGGCTGGGACACCTACCGCAAGGCCATCATGGGGGCCAAGGAGGAGGCCCTCAAGCTGGTAGCGGCCACGCAGAAGGTCGAGTACTCCCAGTATGGTAGTCTCAAGGCCACGAAGGAGGCCCGGCAGGAACTGGAGCGGCAGCGGATGGGCTTGGCACTGGAGAAGAAGTTCGGTGTCGTCACCAAGGCCCCCACCGGCCCGGTAGACATCAACATACCGGTCTTCGACCGCAAGGCCGACAAGATGATCGAGATTCTCGGCGAGATCCGCGACGCCACGGAGAACCTGGCCGGCGAGGACTCCCCACTCCTGCCGGTGCCGGGGTGGGCGCCGGCCAACTTGGAGGGGTAAGCAGTGCCAGCCGTTATCCTGGGGCCGCGCATCTGGTCGGGCGCCGTCGACGCCGAGGGGCACCGCTCCTACGTGCTCAAGGTGCGGGTGGCTGTCGGCCCCGGGGAGGGTCCGGCCACGGCCCTGCAGACGCCTGGCCTGCCGGCCCCGGGCTCCTACTGGGTGATCGACAACGACATCGACCTCTACGCCTGGTGCCAGGCCGATCGCACCGTCACCCCCATTGTCCAGGAGGGCGAGCCGCAACCGTTCTTCGATGTTGAACTCAAGTTCTCCACCAAGCCGCCGGACCGGAGCAAGCAGCGCTGCCAGGACCAGAAGATCGAGGACCCCCTGCTAGAGCCCCCCAAGATATCCGGCTCCTCCTCCAACTACCAGGAGGAGGTGACCACGGACCGCTTCGGTCGCGCCATCCTCAACTCCGGCTGGGAGCAGGTCGAGGGGCCGCCGGTCCAGTTCGACAAGTCGAGGCAGTCCATCAAGATCCAGCAGAACGTCGGCTCCCCCCTGCTCGGCTACGTCCTCCCGACGCAGATGCTGAATACAGTCAACGCCTTCCCCCTCTGGGGCTTTCCCTACCGCGCCGTCCGCTTGTCCTCGGCCCCGTGGGAGCGGCAGTTCTACGGCCAGTGCTCTGTCTACTACAGCCGCACCCTCGAATTCGAGGCCCGTACCAGGATCGACCCCCAGACCGGCATCCTCATCGGCGACTGGGACCGGGACTACGCCGACAAGGGTTATCACGCCCTGCACGGGGACTTCTTCGGCCCGGGCGGCAAGTGGCGGGTCACCAACCTCGACGACGGTACCGCACCCAACCCGGGCAACCCCGCCCACTTCGTCCTGATGCAGGACCAGAAGTACAACCCGGTGCTCAAGCCCCTGGACGGCTTCGGCAAGCCGATCAGCGACCCGATCGGCGGGGACATAGCCAACATCAGCCAGTCGGCCCCGGTCCTGTACACCTCCAACAACCACGGCTTGGTCACCGGGGACATCGTCGCCATCTCCGACATTCGCACCACCGGCGACAACGCCGCCAAGCCCACGGCCAACGGCGTCTTCGTCGTCGCCAACCCCACGACTAACACCTTCCAGGGGACCGGCTCTTCCAACGACGGCGGTGGCGTCAGCTCCGGCGGTAAATGGAGGCGCCTCAACAACGCCCAGGGCAAGATCCACATAGAGTACTACCCGGAGTCTGACTTCACTCAGCTGGGTATACCCTTGACCTTCTGAGTCTCAGCCATGAGCAACGAAGCCGCAGTCCGGACATCCCTGCAAATCCGCAAGACCTCGACGTCCGGCGCCGTTATCTTCCAGTACCAGAGCCAGCCGGGCGGGTTCAACGCCAACGTCAACGGCACTAACGGCCCGACCCCCGGCGCCGTCACCGTGCCTACGGCCGGGGTCGCCATTCTCCTGACACAGCTAACGTCTATGGGCGGTCTCTGCCGGATCATGAACCTCGATCCCACTAACACCGTCCATGTTGGCATCAGGGAAATCAGTAGCAACAAGTTCTTCCCCCTGCTGATGCTGTTACCGACAGAGTCTTACGTCCTCCGTCTGTCCGACCACCTGCTGAAGGAGGAGGTCGGCACCGGTACCTTCACCGGTGCCACTACGCAGCTATTCGCCAAAGCCTTCGGCGCCGCCTGTGTCTGCCTGTTCGAGGTATTCGACCCATGAACGACTTCAACCCGCCCAACCTCGGTCCCACTCCCGATGCCTACCCCGTTCCTTCACCCCAGGAACGGGGACGGCTAGTCAGCATCGACCAGCTGTACTACAGGGAGTCCGTCAGCGCCGAGGCCACCGTCACGGAGTCCCACTTCTCCCGCTGGCTTCTCTCGGGAGAACAACCTTACGTCCGCCGCATGAGCATCGGCGAGGCGTGGATGGTCCTCGACACCGGCTGGCTGGAGTCCTGTGGCATGCTCTTCGTTCGCAACGAGGAGGGCCGCTTCCTGACCATCCCCACCGTTGCCGAGCGGGCCGAGGTGGAGGCCCGTGCCGTCCAATTGGGAGTGTCCTTCGGTAGTGGCATCCACCCCTTCGCCATCATCCGCCCCGGGGAATCCGCCCGCTTCGAGCCCTCCGAAGTCTGCACCCTGCGCCTCCGCTGCTTGCAAGGGGAGGCCAGGGTTACGCTATCCGTCATCCCGGAGTAACGGCCCATGCAGTACACTCTGTCCGACGAGGACCGGAACATCCTGCGAGCGATGATCGACGACTACCGGCGCCGCCCCAAGCACGCGCCGCGGTCGCGCCACCGTCGTTCTCAGTTCCAGACTCCCGACGTCTTCGCCGCGTCGGCCCCTTCCGGTATCCCTGCCGCCACCGGCTCCGGCTCCTCTGTTACCCCGGGCTCGGCCAGCTGCGACATCTACCGGATCGTCGACGGCTCCCCGGTGGCGAAGATGGCCCTGTCGGTCAAGGTCTACAACTTGGGAACTACTGCCGTGGCGTCCGGCGCCATGATCCAGGTGGTACGGGACAAGTCGGGCCTGTGGCAGGTGCTATTACAGGCCGCCGGAGGTGGCGGCACGACCATCTCGATGGACAACTACAACTACAACACCGGCGTTATCTACGGCTCGGTCCTTACCAATATCTCTTATATCCGCGTCGACTTTAGCGGTACCGACGACCCACTCTACATCAACTACGGTCCTCTGTTCGTGACTGACGCTAATACCTCTATCGACCCGCCTGGCTCGGCCGTGCTGCACGTCCGCCGCTGCGGGGCCTACACGGGAGGCGAGACGCCCGTGAATCTGGTACACGGCCGCCCCGGCGTCCTCGTCGACGGCGACCAGTACATTCCGCCGGGGGTCAAGCAGTTCACCGCCGACATCGTTCTCCATGAGCTTCCCGGCCTCACCGGCCCGCACCCGAATATCCTGTGGCTCTCCCAGGCGCACGACCGCACTTTCCCTACGGGGCAAGTAGCTACCTGGATCACCGCCGGGGTCGGCGAGGACTCCCTGCAACTTCGCGCCTCGGACAGCCTCGGTCGCCTTGGTCAACTGGACGTGAGCAGCGGAGGACTCCTGATCGGCGGGGCGACGGGGGCGGACGGCTCCGGCTGGCCTAACATCACGATCCAGCACGGCTCTTACGGTAGTGTTACCGGCGGTACCTCCGACGGGACCAACACCGGTGGTCTAAAGTTCCAATCCGGTCTCTATGCCGGTGGCACGAGCCCTCCCGGCTTCTCAGGAACGGTGCCTTGATATGGCTGGTGTAGTCAAGTCGATTACCTGCAGCAACGGTCTGGTTACGGCGGCCAGCGGAGGTACCGTCGACACCGCTGATATCACTGCCCTGGCGATTACCTATGCCAAGCTGCAGAACGCCACGGCGGGGGCAATCCTACTGGGACGGGTCGGCCCCGGCGGCCCGGCCACTAGCGGCCCTTACTCCGAGATCCAGGTAGGCGCCGGCCTGACCCTGTCCTCCGGTGGGGTCCTCAGCGCTACGGCGGGAGGCGGCTCGGTGACCTCGGTCGGGTTGACCATGCCTAGTCAGTTCAGCGTCTCGGGCTCGCCCATCACGACGAGTGGGACCTTCAACGTCGTGTGGACGGGGGTTGGGGCTAACCTGTTCCTGGCAGGGGCGACCTCCGGCGGCAGCACCACCCCGGCCTTCAGGGCTATCGTCGCCGCCGACTTCCCCGTCATCAGCGTCGGCAAGCTGTGGGGGTCGGTGAACAACACGTTCGCGGTAGTCCCTGGAGAGGTCACCGTCGGCTCCGGGCTTAATCTATCCGGCGGGGTTCTAACTGCTACCGGAGGTGGCACTGGCACCGTCACGTCCGTCAGCGTCGGCAACTTGAGCCCCCTGTTTACGGCCTCCGTCGCCACCGCTACGACGACGCCGGCCATCTCCTTCGCGGCCGTTAGTCAGTCGGCTAATCTCCACTACGCCTCCCCGGACGGGGCCTCGGGAGTACCGACGTTTCGAGCCCTGGCCACGGGCGACCTATCGGCGGGGATGGTCACTTACAGCAAAGTCCAGAACATCACCGCCGCCAGGCTGCTCGGCAGTATCAGCGCCTCCGCAGCGGCCCCTGGAGAGGTCACCGTCGGCAGTGGTCTGTCTCTGTCCGCGGGCACCCTGACCGCAACGGGCGGCGGTGGCACGGTGACCTCCTTCAGTGCGGGCAATCTAAGTCCGCTGTTTACTACTAGCGTCGCTACGGCCACGACGACGCCGGCGCTAACCTTCGCGGCGGTCAGCCAAGCCGCAAACCTCGTCTATGCCTCACCGTCCGGGGCCGCGGGGGTGCCGACCTTCAGGGCCATCGTCAACGCCGACCTTCCCACCTCCGGCGTCACCGCCGGCACCTAC